CTGTAAACAAATAATTATACGCACCATGAGTTGCTTGATTCTGTTGGTCAACGTCAGCAGTGACTGACGCTAATACTGTAGTTCCGTTAGTGTCATACAATAACACGTCAAAGTTTGCAGCAACAAGGCAACCTAATCGCACACCAGATATTTGATATGTGCTACATGTACCGGTAGGCATTCTAAAATACATGCCGTATTCATCTGGAGTAGAGCCACTATTGTTATTAAGTGACGTAACCGTTTCATACGGTTGCCCATATGTTTTAGTAGATGATCTATATAAAAACGTTGGGCAGTCAACAGTATTGTCAGCATAAGAAGCCGACGTAATACCGCCACAGTAAGGAAAATTATATGATGGATACGTCGTTGTAAATCCTGTACGGATGTTTATAAAATTACTTGTATCCCATGTACCAGCTAATGGATCTGCACATATACCAAATACAGTTCCTCTGGAAATAGTAACTGCTGTTGTTAAGGTAGCAATTAAATTTTGGTTAGTTGTAATACCTGTTGTTGCATTAAAATCTTGATATGCAGTTCCAGCAGCTCCACTAAACGTTGCATCAGCCCATGTAGGCGTTGGTGATGTTGTTGGAAAACCTGTTGTAGCGTCAATATACGTTATCCCGACTCTTAAACCTGTTGCTGTATTTCCCGGTGATCCTGTTCTTGTTGTAACATGAAATCCAACGGCAGTAATTGTAATACTTTCTTCTGCCTGACATATCCACACCTGCGCATCACTTGTTCCATTAATAGCAATGTTAGCTGCAGCAGTTATTAAGCCACCTTGTGGCATGATAATGCGAGGATATAAAAAATCGACTTCTGTTAGTGCCATTTACATTGACCAGCGTTTCTTATGCCAAAACAACGCCCATGAAAATAAACCAGCAAGGCCAATGTGTACATACAATTCACTTATTTCCGCATGCGATAGTCTCAATGCACTCAATAACGATCCAGACGCAATCAAACACAAAGATAGTCGTATCCATGTTTTAATGATAAATGGCATGTGCTCAATAGGACTTTTTTCATGGCGCAATAAAGCCATAAATCCAGTTGTAGTTAAAGTTATAACCGAATGAGCAATAACATTAATCAGAACTTTGAGATCCACTTGATTTATCCTTTATTGCATATAAGTTTAATTTTGAAGCCACAGCTTCAACTCCACGTAAACCTAAAGTACCCATAAAGAATGAAAGCCCCAGCATATACTTAGGGTCTTTAATGTTTAACGGTGCAGCAATTATAGGCGTTAAATATGTAGCACTAGCAGTACCACTAATTACTGATAATACTAATGCGCCAAAATTTTGGTGGGACTGTTTGCTCACACCAACAATACTCCCAAAAAAGCCAGCTACAATTTGTTGAATATCGTCCACGGATAAACCTACTTTATTCATTTGGATCCCTCGTTGCTTCACTCACCTTAGTCACCTCTGGTAATTTTAACGAAAAAACAGGAAGCGTACTATCTTGTCTCATAAAAAAAGCAATGAGGGCTGTAGCCGTTGCTGGAATACCAGCACGAATACCCTCAATGCTTGATAGTAATAACGCACGAGTTACTGTCCCAAATGATGCTGAGTCAACTACATGTTGCGCTTTCCACGCTGCGTCAAATTCTGGAGCAGCACTTGCAGTAAAAGCGCCTAATGCAATGAGGATTAATCGACCCCATGCAACATTCATTACTTACCACCAGCGCTTATAACAGGAGGAATACTAAAAATACCATTTGGCGATTTATATGACGCATCCAATCTAGTCCATAATTGCATGCGGATTTGATCGTACCAATCACCCCAAAATGCACGGCCAACTATTGACGGATCGTCGTAATTTTTTAATGCAATTTTTCGTGCTGCATACGCTGGTAACGCTTGCATTAAAAGATCATCACTAATAAATGAGTACGTTCCACCATAAACTGTAAACGTACCACCTGTACCTCCCGTTGGAGTTATGGCAGTACCTCCTACAGTGTTTGAAATTTGAAATTGTGAAGAACTGAGAGATGTTGCTAACACATAATAAGTCGCGCCAGCGGTTATATTTGTGACAGTAGAGCTATCAAAAATTATTTCTTGGCCAGCAGTAAATGTATTTGCTCCGCTAATAGTCGCATTAGTCAACGTGACTGTTGCAGACACACTTGTCAGTGGACTAGGCAATCCTGCACCACGAACGGTAAATGCTGTATTAGTTGATGGAACCGGGTAGAAACCAATATTGTTATATCCAGCCTCATACCAATGAGTAGGTGTTCCAGACGTATATGTATACGCCAAATCATAAGAACGTAACTCATTTTCTCCGCAATGCAGAATTGCAGATGTGCCAATATGTAAAGTTATTGGCGCTACTAGTGTTGAATTACTAAAGTCAAAGGTTCGCCCAGTGTGAGTAGACACAGTTAATGTTGTAGGTAAATAAACACATGTGCGACACATGTCGTAAGCTGCGTCATTAAGGTACTGAAAAATACCAGCACTATTTGTAGATGTTGTTCCACCGACTCCGTCTGGTATTTCTGCTACAACAGTATCGGCTGTTTCATTTAATAATCTTATTACTTCATTTTTTAAAACAGCAAAATTTTTAGCCATTACTTTGCCCTTCGTCCATACGCACTAGCAAAATTATCAACCATTGATAATCTATCTAAATATTCTGCTTTAAATATTTGATATGCGTTCATATCATTCATTTGCATTGCACGAGCTTGTAACACAGCATAAACAAGACAATCGTGAGCAACTTCTGGTAAAGGGCAATCTGTAGCGTCTGTGTTTGGCAGTGCGTTACCAGCGCTGTCGTACGCCCAATTATCTCCGGGCTGTGCATAACCCTCTAAAAGTAATCCATTATTGATAGTTGCATTAGTTGCTGGATAAACACTTATATTGTTCATTCCACGCAACACAACTATTTCTGGACGTAAATCTGCTGGCTTGTTTCGCCATATATCAACATATTGATCCTGATAATCAAATACGCGAACTTTTTGATATTCACTGTTAGTGTCTAAAATTTTTATAACTTTAATTCGGTAAATATCTGGAGCACAATAATCATTTACAGAAACGGTTAAGTCCAAGTAACGACGACCAACCAGACAGTCAGTTTGCCTAGCTATCTGGTTGGCCTGTTCAATAATTAAGTAATCTAGACCAAATGGATCACGATCTGCGTCAGTGCCAAAGTAATTTCTACCTAGCATCCTTACATTTCGTTTAATTTGGCCTAGATTCATAATTAGAGATTACCTTCGCGTCCGGTCTGCAAATGCATCTGAGTAATGTTTACAGCAGCTCCAGATCGGTTTGTTGTTGCTGTAATTACCATCTTTACAAACTTTGCGTAGGACTGCAATGGCACAATGACAATGCCAGCACCTGTTGCAGCAGCAGCTGTATATACAGTAGATGCCAAAACAGTTGTAGTACTTGGCGTAAAGCCAGCAGTGTCCGATCCATGCAATGCAACTGTAAACGTATCAGCTGCCGTTACACCTGTGTGGTTTAAGCCAACACGTAAATATAACGGATTAAGAATCTGACCACGAACGTAATCTGCAGCTGTAACAGATCCATCCTGATTGTTATCCATCACTGCACCAGATACGCCGTTGGTTAATAAACCACCGTAGTTAAGGTCATTTGATGTAATTGCAGGAGAACCAGTTGTTGCTGCGGTCATAGTTGCAGCTACGGCACCATTACTGGAAGCTGTAGCAACGGCCATTACACCAGCACCTGCTGTTTGAACTGGAACGGAAAATGTAAGTTTAGCGTCTCTCATTGTTTATCTCCTTAGTTGGTCGCAATTCGTAAGCGTCCAAGTGAACGAGTGTTTGGCATCCAGAGACCCATACCCCAGTCAAACAACACATTGTGCATGATGCCGTTTTCTTTTGATTTGCCTAAATATTCAGGCTTAAATGGGCCGGACTGCCAACCCTGCACATATCCTGTTCCATAACGTACAGCGTAAATATCTGCAAAGTTAGAAGGGGCGGAAATGACAGGAGTTGTACCATCAACTTTACGACCAACAGTACGGATTTTTGCTGACTTAAACATTTCAACCGATCGGTCAAATGCATCTCGGTTAGCATCAAAACCAGTACCGGATCCTAATGCGCGAATGACAAATTCAAAACGACGCTTCGTGTCTTCATTCATGTATAAAACAATGCCTGATCCGTCAGGAGAGTTTAAGTTATCAAACAATTCCTGTAATGCTGATAAAGCACCATTAGCCTCATAAGCATTAAATGAACCAGTATTGTCTAACGATGCAGACGTTGACGCAGGTGCAACTAAACAGTCGGATGGAATGTCGTACTGTGCGCGGTTTTCCAAACGATATTTTAATCCCGGAAAACAATCTGCACTGTTACCAGCCGACGATGAAGTTGGATCATTGTTAATGAATTTATCGTTAAAATCGTAAGCAAAACCTTCCATAAAAATCTTGATCTGTGCTTCTACAGGATCAATGATGTTATTTGGCTGGTCAAGCAAACGAGAGTCAACAGTAATCTTATTGCGAATAAGATACATCTGCTCTTCGTACGACTTTGGCTTTCCCTTAACAGCATTTGGTTCGCCGTTAATTGTGGACCACGTCGGTAGCGGAATAGTTCCTGCTTCGTTCGTGTACCGTACACCAACCTGTCGTAAAGACTGTGATGTATAGAATGGGATGTCCTTAATAGCATTCCACGTCTGGTGCAAAGACATGGTGATTTCTTTTACAAGAGGATCATTTGAAAGGACAGCTTGGTCTGCGAGTGTAAGTGCACCATTGAAATCAATAGCCATTTTCTACTCCTACCGAATACCTAATAATCGTGAGATTCCGGATAAACGGTTTTGCGAATTTGTTTGTTGTGGTGGAACCATTGCATTAGCAGAGTCTCCACTTCCGATTGGCGTAGGTGCTGCTTGTTGATTATTAACCATGTCCACTAATTGTGGAACCAATGATTCAACAAGTCCTGTCACCTGTCGGTGTACGGCAGCTGCTGCATCCATCGGATTCATGCCCTGCTGAATAAGACTATCCATTACATCTTGAGCACGACTTGCGTAGGGAAATTGCTGCAATGCCTGTTCACGCTGTTGGGCCACCATATAAGAGTTCATCTGACCCACAACTTGGTCATAACGTAACTTCTGTATTTCGGCCTCGGCTTGTACGCGAGCTAACTCAGGATCCATGTAGTTCGTGTGAACTTCATTTTCCCAGCGCTCGCGTATTTGAGATTCTTGATTTTGCCTCTGCTGTTCTTCATATGCTTTTTGCACTTCAGCAGCAGATTTAAAACCACTATCTTCAAATTGCCGAATAACATCAGCCCACTTTGAGTACGCTTCCTGCGCAGCTCTGAGCTGTTTTGCTTCATCATTAACTTCTTTGAAGCGCTCATATGGCACATTTCCCGGTTGTTTTTCCGGTAATGCACTATCTAATAGATGTTTCTTAACCCGTTCTTGTATAGAACTCTGATCAAAGACACTATCTGTTTGCGGTTGATTGCTGTTGTCATTGGTGGAATCATTTAACGCCTGACTTCCACTTTCGTTAGGACTGGCGGATTCTCTAACGAAATCAACTAACGCTCCACCTACATTGCCCGTTGCCGCTGCTGGCGAATCAGCGGTTCGTGTCACCATCTCTTCGGACATTTATACTATACCTTTACTTTTTTAAAACATGCCACCCATTGGTGACGATTGCTGCGCACCCGATTGTGGCAACATCTGTTGCGGTGACGGTTGAGCTGACGGTTGTTGTGGCTGGCCACCCATCATATCCATTGGTTCCTCTGGTTCCATCATTTGTGATTTACCAAGTTCCGTCATCGCATATTCTTCATTTTGCTGTGCTTCAATACCAGCCTTTGCTGCAGCTAATGAAATATCTGCCTCTAATTTAGCCTGAATAATTGCTTGCTGTTTTTGAACTTCAAGTTGCATTTTGGCTTGTTCGACTTCTGGGTTGAACTGCTCTTGCTTTGACTGCGCTTCCATCATTGCTTGCTGTTGCATTAATTGCATCTGCTGTTGTTGCTGCATAGCCATTTTTTGCGCTTGTTGATCAAGGTGCTGATAAATGCGAGATGCGTGAGGTAGGTTAGCAAGTTCTATAAATAATCTATTTGTATCTGGATCCATTGGGTCACCAAACACACCCATCTGTCGCATCGCAGCTAATTTTTGCAATTTTTGATCTGGGCTATCATCCATAGATGATCCGGGTATATACACAATTCGATATTGTCCACCAGAACGTAACGCGTCAAATCGCATGACACCCTGTTGAATTTGATCTTGCGGTAACATCTTGCCTTGCACGTTACCGATGAATGGAACAATAGCAAACTGCTCTATTAACGACACTTCCCATTCTTTAATTTTTGCAGCACTAATCTCAATGTCGGCTCGTATAAACGAATGTTGTGTGTTATCCGAACGTTGTAATAACCTTACAGATTCAGCAGGAGTGCCAGCACTTGCTTGCCCTTGACTTACGTCATGCAATCCAGCGACATCCATCATGTCTTTTTCAAGCATCTGTAAGAGTGGGAATAAATCGGACCCTATACCCGGAGCACGTTGAATTGCTGGAGGATGTGCTCCTCGCTTGTAATTAATTCTCCTGTAAATCCTGTTCTTGTCGTCAACTGAATCACTAGTGTTGTCGTACGCATCCGCGCCTACACCACTTAAATTTTCAACAAGAATGTAGTCTTTTTGATTTTCAAACTGTTCAACCAACCTAGAATATATACGATTGTAAGTTAGTTGCAACGAACATAAATCAAATCCAAGACTATAACCATAAGGTGTACCAGATCTAGGTTGCCAACGTAATGGAATAAATGGAAACGAATCCTTCTTCTTGTATGGCCATGGACCTGCATATAACAAGCAACTATTGGTACTTACAATGTACCTACCACTTGGATACAAAGCTGTTGGTTTTTCCCAATATTCATAAACAATAGCAGCTTGCTTCTTGGTGTCAGTATTACCTAAGTGACTAGGTGATGGTGGAACCCAGCCTCGACCATTACCATTTGTGCCGTCCAAATACGTATTAATGTAACCAGCATTAGCCCCTGTTTGACCATCTGGTTTTACTAATTTACCTTCTTCACCATACTTATCTACAAACCAAGACAGTGGTTTAACAGATGCGTGAATCATCCATCTTAGATCCGCATCACGCTTAGCGGTTGGATCAAAATAAACATCAAATGCTGGAAGGATTTGTTCTACAACATCTCCCACGCGCATGCATGTATGACCAATAACTTCTGATCCTGTTGCATCCATCTGCGGGACAACTTGTTCCTGACTTGCATCCCAGAAAATTTTTAAAAAAGAAGTACCGCAAACACAAGCCCACCGAACGCGTTCCTTAGTTTGCGTTTCCCTATCAAACTTGCGATTGTAGTGATTGACAATAAAGTTGGCTTCATCAGATGCCATGAGGTCAACTGGATTTGGACTAATAGGGACAGCACTTGCATCCGGACTGCATTGCGTTAATTTTCCAACAACACCATCAATCAAAGGACGCATTTTATTAACAGTCATATACCTATTAGGCTCATGCTCATTTTGTAAACTTTCTAAGTTACGAGCATTACTGTTAATCCGAAACCACTGTCGTCCCTCGAAAAAAGCTGTAGCCATGACCCATTCAAGTTCAAGTTCCTGCCTTGATCGATAAGCTAAATCGAATTGTTGTTTAATAAATGTCGTTATGCGTTTTGCTTCATCAGGCTGTTCTTTTGGTATAACGCGCCAGTCTTTAGGTGCAAGATCTAATTTTAAATTTTCTGGATTGTCTTTTGTTGGATTTTTTAATTCAAAACTTCCGGGCATGCCAACTGCTGGCTTTTGTTCGTAAGCAGATACTTTTGGCTGCTGCTTCATTAACGTTTTTGATAATGCGCCACGCATGAGATTACTTATATCTACTGACATAATTAAATCCACCTTTCATTTGACACAAGTTTTTGTATCAAAAGCCGTTCTTCTCTGATTAATCGCAAGTTATTTACTATCCCGTATAGAAATAATGTTTGCGCAATTACACACAACGTAATTAGTACACCACAGATAGTCAGCAAAATACTCATAACCAATTGTTATTATCCTTCTTCTTCAACCATGTTGGTATATATTTTTCGGCAGATGGCATCTTATCCTCCAATTCGGGACACTTAACCGGATATTCGCGCCACATAACACCATATCTAAAACTATCAATAGCGTGGTCATTTTTAGTTCCGCTATCAATGTCTTCAGGATCGCGTGGATGTGACATTGTGTTTGCTAACTGTTTGATCAGGTTTGGGCATGCACCACGAACAATCTGTAATTTTGGTTTAGGAACCCCGTTTACAATGTCTGTTGCACTTATCCATTCTTTAACTCTTCGCCAACCAGCTTTTCTATCTTTCACGGCGCGTACAGCTGGCAATCCTCGTTTCCACCAAACCTCAACTGGATACTCACCAATACGTTCTTCAGCCTTCATCGGTGGAAATGTATTTGCCCAGTCAAATGCAACAGCTTCTAATTTTGTGTTCCACAAGCCGTCACGTACTTTTGTGTTTACTGGTGAAGCCAATTGTCGCTGTTCAAGCATTTCTAAACACTTCTCAGCTTGCTTACTACTGACTAATCCAGCCTCATACATCTCTCCAATAACGTATATATTTTCCCTATCGTCACTTGCATACAGTAGAAAACAAGCTGGTGCCCCTGTACCAAAGTCATGACTAGCCCACATGCGCCACCACGGTTGCACGTCTACATGGTCAACAACATGCCAAGGCTTTCCGTCGGAGTTATATTCTCTAAAATCAGGAAAGAATAATCCACCTACACCAACCTCGTGTTGGCATTCTCGCAAAAATGATAAGAGACCATATGTGTCAATTTCATGTTGGCATACTTCTAGTGTTTTATGTTGCCATGTTGGTGTGCCACCAGTAATCCTGTATCCCATGCGTCCGTCGTCACGTTCATACGTTGTATATTCCAGATCTTGTATAGCTGGAACAATTGGAGATTGAATACGGTCTTGTAACATATCCAAATCACCACTTAGTACTTGTGACATCACCGAGTTAGCATGAATTCTGTTTTGCACAAAAACAACAGCACAGTCTGTACTTTTGGCTGGCAAAATAGTTTGTGTGATTGTGCGTATTTTTTTATCTACACCGTTAACAGAATCATCCAGTTCATCAATGTCGTCAAGAATAATCATGTCAGGGCGCAAATGATCTAATTTAACACCACGAGCACCAGTGTCCAATCCAAATGCTAACACATTAAAACCATTAGCCGTGCGCAATTTTGACGCGCTCCAGCCTTTTGAGAAACCATATTTGTTAACGGCTCGCTCTATACCGCAACGCTCCATAGCGGTAGCAATATCTTGCACGTGTCTATCGGCCATGTCTTGTGTAGCGCACACATAAACAGCAAAACGACGCGTAGCTTTTACTGCAAGACGGCTAACAATAAGTTCCATTGTTGTCGATTTACCGCCACCACGAAACCAACATTCAATTAATGCTGGTCCAAATTTACCCGGCGCAATATCTTCCGCCCATTGCCATGCACGATGATGGTGTTCTGCCAATGTGGATGACGCAGCATGTGGAGCATACACACGCAACCAGTCCTCATAATGCATTTCATGTCCGGGAAGTGCTGTTGCTAAACCGCTGTCAAAATCGCCTAATTCAATAGCTTGATCTATTTCGGACTGCAATGCCTCCAGTAATGCAACAGTTAATGGCTTAGTAGGTTTGACAAATTTTCTAAATGCTCTCGGTGTTGACCGTGTCGATATTTGATTCTTCATTTATTATTTCTGCATCCTGTATGTCGTCATCTTGCTGATATTGTCGTAGCAACTTTCCAAAACCCAACTTAATAGCTTGTAATTGCCCTGCGTCATGCACAGTATCCTTAACTATCTTTAAGATTTGCATTGCCAAACTATAAGCTTGATCTACCTCTAACGTATATGCCTTTGTATGCAACATACGTGCTTCGGCTTCTACTATGTCGGTTCGTTTGTCAATTAACGCAACAACATCTTGACTTGCACGATATGTGTCAATACCTTCATCGACCATTTTTCCGAGTGTTTTAAATGCTTTGCCAAATTCATCAGTGCCTACTGTTGCTTTACATACATTCATTTGGTCTTTGATTGCTTCGTAATGTTCGACAGATATTCCGTGACTTGCTGCTTCTGCACGTTGATCCATCAACGCTGTTAAATACGCAGCGTCGTCTTTTAAGCTAAATAGATCTGGATCTTCTCTTAATTCATCAATTCGTTGCAACAATTTTGGTGCAACTGATGCAAATCTACGTCGTTGTTTTGACCATAATCCAGTTTTAAATGCTGGAGAATCAACACCTTCCAACGATTTACCACCATGATGTTTACAATAATCACGTCCTTTTACAACCGTAACGCCACAACGTTTACCACTAGCATTTTTACCCTGACACAATTTTACTATTGCACCATTAGGTAATTTTCGTACATGTTCATCTGTCATCATTTTAAAGGAGTTGCCTTACCACCTGTTCCACGTCCTTTACTGCCAGCTAATGGGTCAGCCTGATATTCTGTTTTTGGCATCATTGCGTTCGTGTATACCATACGAGCATATTGCTCTGGATCTGTAACAGCACTCATCATATTATTTGAAAAAGGCAAAATGGTTTTATTGCCAAAAGTGACAGTTTTTGACACTGCATTTAATATATCTGCTTTTGTTTTTTGATCTTTTGATTTACTTGTTGGATGATAAACATATTTGTCATCTGGTACAGGTGTGTTTTTATCACGCAGTCTCATTAATTGATACAACACTTCATCTTCAGTTAACGTATCATCTATTCTATCTGTTTGTGTTTTTAAACCTTTTACAAAAGGTGTACGTGCAATATTATGTTGTGCACCCATTTCCATTAATTGTGGTATTGAAGGTAGTCCAAGAAATGTTGGTGGTAATATTTTTCCTGCTTGATACATTATTTCTGCTAGACTGACATTTCCAAGTGCTTCATACGGCTTTGTGTAATACTTACCAACTAATGACGAAATTACAGGATTTAAATTATCGGTAATTGCGTTGACGCCACCCGACATCTTTCCGCCTTTAGATCCCCTTGCAATTAAATAATCTTTTAATGCATTAGTTCCTAATAATGCAGTGGCATGCCCCAAAGCTATTGCTCGGTCTTTTTCATCTACATCTTTATCCATTAATCTAAGCAATGGAATTATTTGATCAATATATAGAGGCGCTTCACCAACAACACGTCCGGCACCTCTAACGCCAGCATGTTTACTTCGCCCCATTGTCTCTTGAACTGCCGGATTAACTACGTATGCCGCTGGCGAATTACCAAAAGCTTTTGCACCTTCTACAAGCGAGGTAACAGGGTCGCGTTGAATACGTTCGTAAGCACGTGCCCTGCGTGTACCTGCAGTCATTTGCTGTTGTATTTCTTGAGGCGTTAATTTTCTATCTGGCATTATTGTCCTCCACGACGTTGAGTAATTCCATAGAATCCTAGTACGCCTAATCCAGCACCTCCAAGTCGTCTAGCTGCAGCTGAACCCTTGCGAGGTTTTGGTGCTTGTGCTGCTGGCGTTGGTGGTTCTGGTTGTTGTGGTCTTAAAGCTGGTGGCCTTGGAAGTAATGTGCTATGTTCTGAACTTACAGTACGACTCGTAGGTGCTTTGCTTGGTTGATTAATTTTAGTTCCACCAGCAACTTTAACTACACCACTTGCACGTTGTACTCTTTGTACATCACTTGACCTAGCAGGTTTTTGTGTAATACTGTCCGGAACGTTTTCAAAATCTTTGGAATTTTGAAGAGCGCGTATAGCTGATCTTGGTCCTGAAAAATCAACCCATCCTTTACCTTTAACATATGCAACAAAATATGCTCTAGCTGATGCATCTCGTTTTGCTTTAGCTTCTGCTTGACGTGCCGCATTTGCCTCAATGGCTGCTTTACGCCTAGCTTCATCTTTAGCCTTTTTCTCCTCTGGGGTAATTGTTGCAGCATTACCTCGTTTAATGTTTTGTCTAATATTTTCTTCAGCTATATCTGGTGCAGCTTCTTTAGCGTATGCAGAAATATTAGCCTTGGCTTGCTTGTGTACAGTAACCTGTGTTTCCATATCGTCGCGTATATACGCATCTAGCCACTGGTCAAGATTGCGTAAAACAATTTGTCCTTCAGGCGTAGATTCATCTATGTATGGGTATTGTTTTAATATCTGCTTTGTAACAATATTTTTTGTTGCCGTTAAATCAGCTTCTGGATCTAATATTGCATTTTTTGCTTCCATGTCATTGATTATTGCTCGTCCAGTTGCTGTGACACCATGCCAAGTTGTATCAAAGTCTTTGTAGATTAATCCCTTTACATTTTCTACCTCACTTCGTTCTACATTTGTAATTGCTCTGTCTTCAATGCCAGTGGCTCTACCACGAGATGACGACGCATTCATTGCCCATGCAACTCGTGGTGATGGAGCGGTAGCAGCGTTAGATGAGTATGTATTAAGCCACCCTAATAATTGTTTGCCTTTATATGGCGTCATTGTTGTGAGATAACGTTCAAAATCAGCAAATGTAAATCTGCCATTTTCTTCAACTGGAATACCCGTAATTTCTGAAAATGATGACCCGCGTTCATCCATGTCTGGAGCATCTTTAATTAATCCCATAATGTCACGTGCAAACCCATTCATCTGTAATCGCACGTAATTGTCATCTACACCAATAGACGTTGTGTCCGCATTTGCCGATTGAAGCGCACCTTGTTCTGCAACAACTTGAGCACTAATGGATTTACGTCGTGTTACTGCTCTTCCAGCAACATCTGTTACTGGAACCCATGATCCGGCCTCATCTTTTTGAAAAACAGGAGTTGTAACTACACCATTTTTTTGTACATAAATTGGCTTTGATCGAATTGGATTTCCATCTACGTCTTCCGCAAATCCAACTATACGACTTCCACGTTGCACAACAGATCGATTTTGCGCAGAAAAATAATGTGGAATATCCACACCAGATTTACCAGCAACCCACGCACCGATCATATCTACAGCCTGTGCTGTACGACCCTGACCTGTAAGTGCTTTGATTGGTTGACCGTAATCTACTTCACCACCCTTGCTTCGGAATAATATTCCTCTGTTTGTGCCAACTTCAATTCCAGATTCAAGTTCTGCACGTGCGGTATCCCTAGCATCTGTCAGCGTTGTTAAAAGTAATTTAGCATTTTCAATATTGTCATTTGACACAACACCTGAGTCTATATTTTTCTTTAGTTCATGTATTGCTACATCCAATGACCTAACAGACTCATCCCATGAATCGTCAGGCACAAAATTCATTTTGTCGTCAACATTTGGCGTAATAAAATGAATTAGGTCATCTGAATATCGTTGAGCTTCTCCTAAACGCAAATCTTCTGGTGCATTTACAAACGCGTTGTACGTTGATTTAACATCTTCCGCACTCATAGGCAATCCAAGCAATGATGGATTGATTCCGTGTAATCCTGCTAGTCCAGCAATTACAGGGCGACCCGACGACAAACCACTGTTAGATTCTTGTTGTCTTTTTGTTGCATACAGCGTTTTAATTTGTCGTGCGCGGTAGGCCTCAATGCGCTGACGACGAGCACCGCCAAAACCTGTCATTTCATAAATAGGAGCTGTATACGGATCTTTAAATGTACTAGATTGTTCTCCATATATACCGACGTCAGATGTGTTTTCAGGGCCAAAAATTAATCGTAACTGATCATCACTAGCATATGGTGCTAATGCACGTGCAGCTCCTTGAGGGTCATTGGCAGTCAAACGACTATCTATAATGTTACTTGCTGCAGCAAATTCTGTTTCACGTCCTTTGTAATTAAAGTCAAACAGGTTGGTTATAAAACTTTTTCCAGAATAACTAGCAGCTAAAGTTTTCATCATTGCGTCACGCGCAACGCCGGGTGCCATATTAACAATTGTCCCAATATTGTCATCTGCTACTGGAATAAGACTAGCAATATTCCTCTGCATATGCCTAATCCACGGAGCTGATGTAGTTGATAAATCACCACTAGACATTAATGGTTCTAAAAACCGCATGGTTAAAGTATTTTTTGCTGACACAGCAGGTGCTAAATTTTTGCCGGATTGCAAATCTTTCATGACTGCAGCACCACTAGTTTTAATTAATTCACCTGCAGCAAAATCACGTGCTTGCAAACGTTCAGCCTGTTTTGCAACTCCAGCATCATTTCCACGTTTAAAGTATTTTTCAAAACCCGGCGTACTGCCAAGCATGTCTTCAAAATCGATATCAGTTTGCACTTTAATAGGCATTCCAACACCAGCCATACGCTGATTTGAAAAATAGCGTTGTGCTTGCTGCTGTTGCAAAGATCCATCACCAGACCTAACGCCCAACATAAATGCTAGTCCACCACGAGCAACCTTTTGCTGGTTACTGCCAGTTGACTCTTCAGCAAGTTGAATAGTATTTTCAAGTGCTTTAAACGCTGTTGAATTTGTTATGTCTTCAATCTGGCTAGTTAAACGATCATATTCCGACCTAACATAGCCACTGATGCCTTTAATGTTTTTGCCTTGAGCTTTTAATTGTTCTCCAACTACATCCATTGTTGCGCCAGTCGTACCTCGCAACGCTTGTGCAACGGGATCACTTTCAATTAATGGTAATGTTTCCATTACAGCGTTTACATCACCGCGAACTAATGCATTTTGCTGTTGTCGTAATGCATTAATTTCTCGTGTTATAGATGTGTAAATTTGCTTAAGTGGTGCTAATGGATTAACACCAGAGAACTTTCCTGTTGCAGCTGCAATTACACGATCTGCAATTTCTAATGATCGATTTACTTGATTTTCATTTTGATCAGCAAAAATTGGGTCAACTGGATTAAATTTACCTAACAGTGTAGATGCTCTACTTGGTTCTTTAGATTGTTCTGTAGAACTAAATCCTTGGTTTAACTGATAATCACTTGTAAAGTCTTCTGGCCTAACTGGTGTGCTTGGTGCATTTGGATTTATCACTCCACGCAAATTACGTGGTTTTGGCATCGGGCGTTCTTTTTCTAATGGAACACCTGCATCTGATGGTTGAGCTGCAATACGTGCTCGATATTCTTCTGGCGTTAAATTAGTTGGAATATCTAGATCGCCAGCAGCATCTGACATATTACGAGGATCCGAATAAGATCCAGTTGCCACAGGAGGTATAGAAACCGGAGTTGGAGTTGCAGTAGAAGCTGATGCACGAGGTGGTAAAGATCGCCCTCTAGGTGGCATTGCTCTTCCACGCGGTGCGCGTTCTGGATTAATTGGCCCCTGCCCCAACGCTAATAATGCCATAGGGTCTTGTGCTGTTGGTGCTGTTGGTTCAGCATCAGGTTGCACTGGCCCCTGTCCGGCATTACTAGCTTGCGCTGGTGTTCCCGGTACAGGAGGAGGTGGCATCTGCGGTAACGTACCACCTTGTGTTTGTCCTGCTTGCGCAGGTGCAGGAGAAGATGTAGGCGCAGCCTTTTTCTTTTCCTCATCCATCATCATGTTCATTAACGCAGATGCCATATTTGTACCTATCTACCCATTAACTTCTTACGCATTGGTGATACGTATGAACCATTGGATCGCTTTACTTCGGTTCGCGGACCAGTTGATGCTTTTCCTAATGGCCTATTAACAGCTGGAGTTGTTGCTTTGCCACGAGGAACATTGGTTGAAGCTCCAGTAGACGTTGTTTGTCGTCCTGCAACTTTTCCCTTTTGAAATCCATTGTATTCTGCATCTCCAACATCGCGAGCACGACGTGCTGCCATTGCTCCAACACCAAGTGCAAATCCAGCACCAAATCGCGCAACTGGACTTTTAGCTGCAGCTTTACCTTGTCGTGCCACAGCATTTGCTGCATTTTTACCACGGTTAACAGCTTGACTGACAACAGCTTTTGCACGAGCTTGCGGAGAATTTTTTTCTGCATTTATACGTGCTTGTTGTGCAGCTGCTGCTGCGTTTGCGCGACGTCGAGCCATCATGTCGCGCATTTCTTGGGATTGTGCTAATTGACGCGCATTTGCTTGTCGGCCTGATATTTCGTCACCACGTTGTCTAGTAAAACGCCCAGCTTGAATATCTTGCTTTAAAACTTGACGAAATGGCTCTGTTAATGGACGACCTGCGGCAGCAGCTGCTTTTTCTGCAGCTTGTGCTTTACGAGCAGCGTTAATGCCAGCTTTTTGCACTGCTAAACCACCTGCAGTTTGTGTGCGTCCATTAACTTCACGTTCACCATATCGTTCACGGTGATACGGTTTTGCTGTCTTGTCATAACTTCCAGACGCCTTTACAGGTGACTGGAGATCAGGACGTTTGTATCCAGCAGCGCGTTGCCCCATTGGCTTAGGTAGTGGCGCTTCTTTTTCTTTTGCCCGTGGTAAACCGTCTGTAATACTGTACCCCTTACCTAGTGCTGACCCCGGTTGACTTGTTTCGGATCTAGCGTCAGTTCGATGCAATGCACCAATTGGATACGGCTGTACTGGTATTCCGTTAGGTTTGTAACGTTTTTCCGTTGCTGGTTTTGATGGAGGTGTTGCCTCACGTTTTCCAGCGGTTACTTCGCGTGTATTTGCCGCTTTTGCTTGCGACATTTTCTTTTTGTTTGCGTCATCTGCGCCCGATGCAACTGTTTGTGGCATAGTGGCACCTCCTATTTATTAGCACGTCTGGCAGCTATTGCTTGACTGCCAATCATGAGTGCAAGCATTCCGCTTGCTGGTCTGGAACCCCTGCCACGCAGTTGAACCATATTGTGACCTACAGAACGTCCACGAGCATCGTTTTTGATAGCTTGCTTAGATCTCGGTGCATTATCACGTGGGTCTATTCGACCGTATGTTTGTTGTTCTTCGCCACCATAATAACCACGTTTACGGTTTTCTAATTGATTCGCAATACGCAACATATAACCTTGCTGCGTTTCATTAGGCCGTACGGGAGGAGGTTCTATGCCATGCGCCCGCCATTTGTCAATATGTGCTTGTGTTTGCACAGATATTTTTTGCGGTCGCCCAGATGGAGATATAAAACGAAATTCTTCTTCCATCGTTACTACTTCTTTTTGTTGCCAGCTTTTACCATTTTGGATAATGTCGGCGTCGTTCTTGCATTTGGTGAATTAAAATCATTCTTTCCAACTTGCTGACGAACATAATGCTGCCGTGCTTGTTGCCCAATGATGTCGTTTTGTCGCTGACCACGATCCATCGCAATCTCGTGGCGTTTATTATCAGCACGTTCTAAAGCATCTTGATATTTACTTTCGCTATAGAATCCACGACGTTCATTCATTGACGCACCAACTGCTTTAGCACGTGCACGATCTCGCATACTCGGAAGAACGCCATTATCCAACATCATCGTCATGCGTTCTTCTTGGCGTCGAGAATCATTAATTCTCTTTACAGGATCCATACCTTGAAGTCGCATTGTGCGAGCATTACGCACGGGGTTACCCTGAGCATCAGTTGTGTAATATTCTGTTGCGTAATCTGACGATCCAGCCATACCTACATCACGTTTACGTGGCATAATTGTTCTCCTTATTTTCCTGCTCGCCTGTTCGCTATTGCTTGACTAGCCATCATCATAGCAAGCATTCCACTTGCAGCTTTACCTCTTGTTGCGGACTGTTTTCTTGCACTTAATTTTGCTCGCATTTTTGCGGTATCTTCTGCCATATGACGTGTTTGTGTACGACTATCAGCTAATCGTCCATCTCCTCCACGCTCACGATCAACTTGTCCACTCCATGAACCTAAATCTTGTGTTCCGGGATGTACAAATGAACCACCTTTTTGTTTCCCATTATTCTTTTTTGCCAATGCATCAAACGATGCTCTGCTATTATATTTAGGGACTGGATTACGATTATCTAAATTCTGAGGCATAACGGTTCTCCTTATTTCACGCGACGTAAGTTAGGATTACGTCGTTTTGCACTAGCAGAGGCTTTACGCGATGATGCTGCTAATATTGCACCCGCTGCGCGATTACTAATCCCCTGTTTTGAAGCAATCTTAGATTGAACAGCTTTAAATCCGGGATGCTTATCTTCTCCACCCGGACCATATTCAGCACGTTCGTGTTGAGCTTGCGCACGAGGAGAAAGTCCTTTTTTGCTATACTCACGTTTTTCCGTTTTTTGCATAGCTTTACTCATGCCCATTAAGTGTGACATCATTGATGATTTCATTTGCAGTTCCATGCCCTCAAAGATTTATTAATCCTGCTATTTGGATCATTAGCTGTTTTTGACGAGGTTCGTTTGGCTTTCATGCCGGACATTCTGGCACAAAAAGAGGCACGACGTCCTGCGTCTGCCTTAGTTGTTGGGTGTGGAGCTGGCGGTTTTAAATTTGCGCCTGTTGTACGCTTAAAATGTGCTCTACCAGCAGCGTTAAGACCACCAGAAGGGTCTTGATATTTTTTTACTACTCCCATTGTTCACCTCTATGCATTATACATAAAAAAGACCCGCTATATGCGGGTCGTAATGTTTAGTCTGCAAATGGATCATCA